CACCGTAAGTACCTGTAAGTTGGTTTAGCACTTTGTTCTTTATTAAGTGTTGTTGTTCTTCACTTGGTATTCCGTTATTAAAGTTTACTACTGTTCTACCGCTAAAGCCGTTGTTTACTTCGTTAATTAGGTAGCAGCTTATGTCTTCTTCTAAAGCACAATAAGGTAAACCTCCTGTATAGTCTACAAGTGCAAAATATTTCATTCCTACACTATAAGGCTTTACCATTAAAATTTCAAGTCCGTCTTTTGAACAACCAAAAGCACTAATTCTTTTTGGTTCGTATTTCTTAACGTCTGACCAATCGTCACTATAATAGTAAGCTTCTATTTTGCCTTCTTCGTTACACTTTTCTGGTCTTAATAACTGAACAGGTATATGGTGTACGTTTACAATCTTCTTACGGTCTTTAGAGTATATAACTTGCATTGCACATTGACCAAGTAGTTTTAAGTCTGTTACAAGTTGTCTAACGTCTTGCTTTTTAAACAACGACATCATTACTGCATAATCATTAGGCTTTACTTGTGCGTCTGTTGCGTTTAAGCCTTTACCATATACTAAACGTGTTATGTTGTTTATAATAGCATTGTTTGTTGTGCTATTAGTATACATATTGATCAAGTGATTATAGTATAAATTGTCTTCACCGTATTCTACCCAATCGTAACGTTTGCTTTCTGTTATTACAGGTGCTTCGTATGTGCTTAATTCTAATAAGTGTATATTATTACTCATAAATTATAAATTCGTTATTTGAAACGTTAGACGTATATTGTCCGTCATTGACTGAATAGTTGACTACAGGCGTTTGGTTCGTGCAGAATATTCTGTCTTTATGTACTGTTGTAGTTCCGTTTTTTAGTGTAAGCTTATAAAAGTTGTTTTCAATTAAGCTAAAGTCACCGTTTACAAAAGTAGCGTTTATTGTGTCGTAGTAGTCGCCATTTGTAAAACTTGTAATTGTAATAGTCACTTCTTCGCCTGTTGCTTCGTTCTGAACAAGTAACGTATCGTAAGTTTGACTTCTTGGTATGAAGCTAAAACTTTGCTCTGTTGCTATTGCTTGAAGTATTACCATACTATAATAACTTAAAAAGTGTAAATCTGTTTTATATTGCATAAAAAAAGCACCCCGAAAGGTGCTTAATCTACGTTATGAAAGGAAACTTAAGAAGTTACGATTACCGCATCGTCAGTACCGTTATTAAATACTGTTGCCAATGTTGCTTCGTCTGAACAATCAATAAAGTTTGCTGGAAGTTCTTCTTCTGCCGTGAACGTTAAAGAATAACCGTTAAAGTCACCTAACGCTGCACCTGTTGAAATTTCACCAGCAGAAACATCTGCACCTTGATCTAATCCCATTAAGAAGAAGTCATCTGTCATACTACGAATTACAATTCTTGGTCTTCCATATGAAAGTAATTTCACACCTTTTGTAGTCACAACATCTTGCTTTTTAAGATTTGCTACTAAAGTTTGTGTAAAGAAAGTAGTACCGTTATCACGTGAAGAATTAATTGCAGTTGTAAAACTGTTTGTAGTAGACTTCAATTCGAATTTGTATAGGTTCAAAGCCGTTGCCGTGTCAATTGGTGTCCACGTATCTATTTCGTCTTCGTGTCCTGTTACGCCTGTATTATAGGCAACAGAATCACTATTTAATTTGTCGTAATTGATTATATAAATTGCCTTTATGCCGCTTACCGACGATTTGCACTCTTCAATACGACCATTGCTAATATCACAAGCCATTTTATTTTAGTTTTATGAACAAAAAAAGGAGAAGGCGCTTTACCTCCTCCTTTATTATAGTTCTGGTTTATTATTATGCTCCGTAGTAAATTACGTCTGAAGCAACTCCGATTTGCGCACCAGCAGCCATTCGCATAACTACTCTTACGTTGTCTGAACCGTCATACTGTGAAACGTCGATCACTCTTGCTTCTTGTGTGTCTGACAATAAAGAAACACCGTAGTAAAGGTTAGAAATCTGTGCAGCTATCATTCTGTCGTTTGGAAGACCTTCAGCCATAAACAACTTGATACCGTCAAATGAAACACCGCCACCGTCAGCATACCACATTGTACCTCTGTTGTCTACACCGTTTGCGCCTACGTTAGCAGCAAAACCTCCGAGACTTCTGACATAAGCCGCCATTACATTCCGTGATACGAAAATTCTTGTATCTTCGTGTCCGTAAATGTTAGTTTCTGCGTTCAATGCATCAACAACTTTTCCAAGTTCGTCAATAACATTTGCAGCGTCTACACCACCAGCAACAGGTGCGATAATGTTAGCAGCTGGACATTGTGCAGCAGCTAATACTGTAAAACCACCGTCAGTAAGACCACCAGCAGCACCAGCAGCACCAGACCAAAGTGTAGTTTCCATTTCAGCAGCAACTTTTCCCGCAACATATCCTAAAAGATAGTCTGAAAAAGATTTTGGTAAGTCTGAAAATTGAGAAGCACCCATTTCAGCCGATTGCCAAGTATTGAAGAATTGTGATTTACACAACTGCATATTTACTTGTAAGTCGTTAGTTTGTAAGATTTTTTCTGTTAGCGTAACAGTTGAACCTGTAGCGTCAAAGTCACAAGTTGCGTTAGCTAATAAAGTTGAAGTTGCTACGTTTTGTAGTACCTCTTTGAATTTAACGTTAGGAAGTACAGTTACTCCTCCGTTGTCAATTGTACTTGGAGATAGTAATGCTGCGGAAATATATTTTCCAGCAAACTGTCCAGCGTACGTTGTAGTAATAGTTGGCTCTGCCATAATTGAAATTATTTATTTATTAAAAATTGTTATTTACTTAATTTTGCGAATACTCTGTCCATTGTAGTTTGTGGTCTTTTTTGACCGTACTTAATGTCATTCGTGTTCGTCTTGTTTTCTGGGTTGTGTGCAATAGGTTTAGCAGCTGGTTCTTCGTTAGAAAGTTCAACTACTTCTTCTGTTGCTTCTTCAGACATTTCTGTCTTGTTGTTTATTTTAGAAAGATGTTCTACTTCTGCTTTAAGTTCTTCGTTCTCTTTTTTCAAAGCTTCGATTTCAGAAAAGAAAGTTTCTTTAACGATTGATTCAACAGTTTTCTTTACAGGCTTTTCTGCGTTCATTTCTTCTTCGATCACTTCGTCTTTTACTTCAACTTCTTCTTCTACTTCTACTTCTTCTTCAACTACTTCTTCTTTCTTGATTTCGAAAATAATACCTTCTTCTTTGATCACAAGCATTTCGCCTTCTTCACCGTCAAGTTTATACTCACCTTCTGGCATTGGTATTCTTTGGTCGTCTTCTGTTACAATAACAACTTGAAAACCAGCAGCAAATTCTTCTGCTTCGATTCGTGTTTGTCCGTCTTCTAAACGACGTTCTGCTAACTTAACTTCCATTCCAAGAAGTTCTCTTACTTTGTTTAATATAGAATTATCTTTCATTTTATTTATTTATTCGTGTTTATAGATTTTTCCTTAAATTGTCTTGCATTTTTTTGTATTTAGCAATAGGCAATTTTAAACCTAAATCTTTTGCCGCTGCTTCTGCTTTTTGTAAATTTTTATCAAATACATTTAAAAGGTTTTGTGCCTTTTTAACTTTTGGTGCTTTGCTTTTTTCTGCTTTTTCTGCTTCTTGTTCTCTTTTTGAAATAGCATCTTTATTTAATTTTAAGGCACTTTTTGCTTCTTCGAATTTTTGTTTAGCTTCAGATAGTTTTTTTTCTGCATCAAAAAATTTATCTGATGCTTTATCTTCACTTGATATAAGTTTATTTTGTTCTTTTAAATAACCATTAATAGACTTTTCCATTTGCAAGATACGCGCATTATCCTCTTTCAATCCGTTTATAATGTCTTCGCCTTGGTCTAACGCTTTATCTAAATCGTCAATAAGTCCAAGTTCTACTTTTTGCGAAGCTAATTTTGTGAAATTGTCTTCTTTAGCAAGTTTGCTAAATACTTTGTTTAATTGTGGATTCATACTATAATAACTTTATTTTAAATTGTTTGTTGCATTTTCGTTTTTAATTCGCTGCTATACAAGCCGTACAGTCTGCATAAACACTAACCGAATTAATGTGTAAACCTTCGCCAGAATGTACTTCTGTAACCGTATAACAACCGTTGTGATGTGAGTTTTCGAATTGTATGTAGTAGACGTTGCCTATGGTTAGTTCGCTTCCGTGTATATGTACCGTATGTGTGTGTCCACTTGTACAATGTGTTACACGATATTTGTAAGCACCGTTAGTATCTTCTTTAGTTACCTTGCCTATTCCTTGCGCCCATATAGAACCGTCACAACAGTCTATGCTATATGTTCCGTTTTTACATAGACAAGCACGTGTGCCTCCTAATATACCTGTTCTACTGCTTTTCACTTCAGTAATTCTTTTAGTTTGTTTATGGTTTCAATTTCTTCTAAATTCGTATTTAAGTCGTATTTGTCTGCAAAGTAGCCTTCTATTGAAAAACCTTTTACTTCGCCATTCTTCGCCTTTTCATAGATTTCGTCATTATCTATTTTCATACTTACAACCCAACTACCTTTTGGCAAATCTAAACCGTATAGTGCAGACTTGTCTTTTTTACTGTCTTCTACTATCCAACTTTCTGTTATGTAAGTACCGTCAACTTTTTCGTTGTGTTCTAAAGTTGCGTTGTGGTGGTTAGACTTCTTAAAGAATAGTTCTGAAGCTTTGCGTACTGTGTCTTCTGAAAAGTAAATATAGTATTCTTCGTCTGTCTTGTCGTTACGTCTGTAAATTTGTTTGTTAGGCACTAAAGCCGCACCCATAAGAATACGCTTTTCGCTATCTACTTCTTTTAATAAGACTTCGTGTTTATTTAGTGCTACAAAGTTTTCTTCTATTGCTGGTGATTCTACAACAGATATTGCTTCAATACCAGCTTGATCGTCAGTTAAATCTAAAACCAATTCTACTATCTTCATATTATAATAACTTTTAAAGTGTTAAAGTGTTGCATTTTGAACACGGTTACGGTCTAACGCTTGTGCAGTTGTAACCTCACCACTAACTACGTAAGCTTGTGTTGGTTGTTGCTGAAGTTGTGCTAATTGGTTTACGCCACTATCACCGACAACATTAAATTGTGGTGCGCCACCGCCTCCAACGTCACTTGGTACAGCTGGTGTGTCACCTACACCGCCACCAAATTCTTGTTGACTTATAGACTTAATGTTTAGCAAACCAGCCGTGACCGCTGCCGCTGCCGCTGCACCACCAAGTACAGGACCAACTACAGGAATACCAGACAAACTATTATAAGAAGACACCGCACTTGCATAAGTGTCTATTGTCGCTTGTGCTATGTTTGCCGCCTTTTGTATTTTGAAGGCTTTCTTTTGTTCTCTTTCGCTTTCACCAGCAAATAGTTCTGCAAGGTTTGCAATAGTGCTTAAAGTGTTTTTGACCGCTGCAATTTTTTGTTCTTGTGTAGCTTTTTCAATTTCTATTTCTTCTTGTTGATATTTTAATTGAATATCATTAAGTTCGTTTGCTTTTGCTATTTCAATTTCAGCTAATGCTTCGGCATTGCCTTCTGCTAAAGTTTCAAGCCTAAAATATTTGTCTTGTACTGCAAGTTCTTCACGTTCTTGTTCTGTTAAAAATCTTTGGTAGTTTTCTTCAGCAAGTGCTTCTATTTCGTCTTGGAAAGAATTATTAAAAGCATCTATTCTGTTTTGCGTTTCTGTTTGTTGCCTTTCAAGTTCCGCTATATAATTATCTGTTATTTTTTTATTGGCTGCTATTTCTTGCTTATCGTATAAATCAATAAGCTTTTGTTTTTCTTTTCGCGTTAAGTTAGTGGCTTTTAAAGTGTCTTCACGTAGTCTGTCAAATTTCAATTTGTTTTCTACTATTTCTTTTTTGCTACCTTCTTCAAGTAGTTCTACTTGTGCGTCTTGTATTTGTCTTGTAGCACTTAATCTATCTGCTGCATATTGTTTTTGTCTTTCGTCTTCTGCTTTGTCTATTGCTGCAATTTGTCCTTTTAATTTTAATATTTTTGTTTCCGATTGAATTACAAGCGCACGTACTTTATAAAGTTCAAACTGTTTTTTACTTCTTTCTTCTTCTGCAAGTGCTTCTCTTAATATTTGCTTTTCAAGTTCTGCCGTGGCTTTGCCTTGTGATTTTAAATATTGTATTTCTGCTTGTCTGTATTCTGCTTGACGTTTTGCAATTTGCGCTTGTCTTTTTGCACGTTTTTCTTCTGCAAAACCTGTAATACCTATTGCATCACCTAAATCTTTTAAGCCTTGTATTGCAGTTCCTATTGCGTCTGTAAACACCGCAAAATAACCTATTATAGCAACCATTGTAGTAACTAACAATGCTAACGGATTCAATCTTACAATAGCGTTAAATGCCTTTGTTGCTTTTCCAGCAAGACCTATACTTTTTGAATATTCTAAAACACCTTGAACACCTTGTTGCAAAGCTAAAGCGCCTTGTACTTTCAAAAGTGTTTCTTCTAAAGCTTCACTTTCTGTACCTACTAAAGCCATTGTGCCTTGAACCGCTGCAAAGCCACTTGTTGCACCTGTAAGCGCACCACCTAATTTTTGGCTAAAAGTGTTTGCTGCTTGGTCTACCGCTAAATCTGTTTGTATTTGTGTTTTGCGATAGTTACCTACACTTTTTAAAAGTTCTTGGTATTCTTTGCTTGTTGTGTCACCAGCTAAAGCAAGTTCGTAAAGCCTGTCTTCAGCTTCACCCATTCTTGTAGTAAGTGGTTCAATATTTTTATAAACATCTTCAAACTTGGCGTCAAGTTTTTCTGCACTATCTACTGCTTTTTGTGTGCCGTCTGCTAATTGTTCAAATTGTTTAGTGACCTTTTCGCCACCTTCTAATTCTACTTCAATTTCAATTATTTTTGTTGTCTTGTCTGCCATTGTTTAAGTCTTTTTTTTAACACTTGTTCACGTTTCTTTTGCTTGTAGGTTTCCTTAACTCCTTTTGGCATAGCGTATAATCCTTTTGCTACTTGTATGTTGTAGCTTTCTTCTATAAAGTCGTCTATTTGTAGTAAGTCTATTATGCTCTTTAACATTACGGTTGTTGTTGTATAAATATTTGATTTGCTACTTGTGTTCCGTCTGCATAATCGTAAGTAACAGTCAAAGTGTAAATAGCTACATTACCTTCTTCTGTTCTTAATCTTATAAAGTCTTCCGTGTTTATGTAGTCTGCATCGTCTTCTGTTGTGATCAATCCAACAGTATCTGTATTTGCTGGTATGCAAACTTCTACCGTTCCGTCTGTTGTTAGTGTGCTTGGCGTTATTGTTACTCCAGCATCACTTGTAGTTATTGTTGCACTTACTGCACCATTCGGAAATAGTATTCTCACGTCTAAACATTGCGCACCGTCTGAAGGTTGTAAAGGTTGTATAGGTTTGCCGCCTCCTTGACTTATAACCTCTGTAAAGTCATTTAATAAAGTAAAGTTTACTTCACCTGTTGTAAGGTTTGACTTCATATCGTTAATCATATAACGCTTGTCTCTAATTATAAGTCTGTCGTTTAGTTTTAGGTTTGTAAGTAAGCTTATAGGTAGGTTCGTTTTTACGGTGGTTTCTCTGTTCTTTAAATTGAACAAATTAAGTAAGTAAGGTTCGTAATAAACAGAATACAAAGTATTCGTAACCACTTGGTTTAATAAAGTGCTTATTTCTGCATTGAAGTTTAACGTAAAGTTGTCTGTGCCGTCTATTAAGTCTTGACCGAATGGCATATATTCCGTTATTGTGTCGTATGTGCTACCGTTGTAAAATTTAAACGTTGCTACTGTTTCGTCATACATATACAGAATCATAGGCTTCGGAACGTATGTGTTTAAGCTATGGTCTATTGTGTAACCAACTTGCAAGTCTGTTCCTGTAAACCTTTCTTGCATCATATTTTCAAAAGGCAATTCTACGTTGAAGTCACCACCGTCATAATTAAACTGTGCCGTTACGTCGCCATAGTTCCTACTAAATAAATCACGAAACGCTTGGTTTAATATGTTTTCGCTTTCTTGGTATTTAAAGCTTATGTTTTGAAATAGTTTAACTCTGTCTATGTTTATGCTTTCTATGTCCGTGTATTTGGTGATGTCTACAACTGCGCCTTTGTCGTACCAATCGCTTAACGGTTCAACTTGGTAAACGTCTGTTTCTGTACCGTAGCACGTAAGGTTAAACTCCTTTAATAAACCACTAAAAAAGTCTGCTACTTTCATATCTGGAATATAGCTTAATGGATCAATGTTACCAGCTAAAGTTGTAGCACTTGTGTTTGCAGAATATCTATTTTCAATTGCTTGCTGAATAGTTTGCCCTGTTCCAAGTCCATAAATATAAGCTGGTCTAAATTGCACATAAGTAACTCTTGATTCAAAAGTACAGTTTATGTCTGCTCTAATTCTAAAATTAAAAGTTTGCTCTGTTAGGCTTGTTCCATTTATCACGTCTGCAACCTGCAAAGGAAACACATTTGGTTGCGTTTCTAAAGTAGTAATTAAAGCACCATTTCTAAATACATCAATATAAAAATTAGCGTTACTTACGCTTGAATTAAAAACATTTACGGTGATTCTATGTCTAATTCCGTTAGTAGTTATAATACTATTAGGCGTAGGCGCAGTTGGAAAAGCTTCATCAAATTCAATTCTACTAAATTTTACTGTATTGTCTGCAATACTTAAATATGTACTTGCTGGATTCGTGTTTTGATTATTAGCGTCTGCACTTATAGTTGCGAAGTCTATATCTTCTGTGCTTGTATAATATTGAAAGTTGTTTGCGTTCATACAATACAAGAACGCATTTTGAAAACGTTTGTCTGTTAAGAATGTACCGTTAAAAGTTACACCGTATCTGCCTTGCATTGCGCCAAGAATAGCAGCTAATCTTATAGACGGAAATAGTTCTGTGTATTGTATTGCGCCTGTGTCCGTGTTTATGTCATTATCGCCACCGTCAGCATAAGTTAAACGTCTTGGTGCTATCAATGGATAACGAACAACGTAATTAGTTGCACCGTCAGTTATTCTGTTCTTAATTTCTGTGGCATTGTATGGGTGCGCATATATGTTAAGAAGTGTTAAGTCTACAAGTTTGTCTTCACCGAATTTATCTTTTAAGCTTACGACATCACCATAGAAAGTTATTTGATAGCTATAAGCACGATTGTTTTTTACTTCTGCTTTCTCTAAACTTATTTTACCTGTTCTGAAAGGTGTGTAGTCTATTTCAATATTGCCGTTTCGTCTTTTGTTAAAGTCTAACGTGCTATCAATGTCATTTTGGTAAAAGTGTTCAAAGATTTCATTGTTCTTTGTAGAAGCTGGAACGCTAAACGATTGCGAAAAGTCTGTAAATACTTTGCTAATATCTTGAACGTTTTGTTGTGTACTTGTGACGTTTATTTGTTCGTCTTCAAATAGGTCTAACCTTTGTCCTTCTATGTAAACTTGTACTGTTCGCATTATACTACATTGTTGATTAGATCATAAGCAAAGTCAAACGTAAGTTCGTAATTCATCATTCCATTATTCAAACCTGTCTGCTTTTCTAAACTTTGCGTCTGTACGTTTACAGGATTGTAGAATTGGTTGTAGTCGTAGTCTAACAATGTTACATTTTCACTTAACAGAAGTTGTTGTAAGTATTCAGCGTAGTTGTCATTTACCCAACCTGTGTTAAGCTTTATGCTTTCGTTACCTGTCTTGTTAAATTCGTGTATCTGTCCTCCGTCTTGTGTTGGTGAATATGGTAAAGCTTGTGGGTTCAATTTATACTTGTCTGCTTTTACTGTTACGTTTCTTTTGTTCGCTTTTAAGAAGTAAATACGTGACCAACTACCATACTTGTTTACAAAGTCGATCACTACAGGTTTGTACTTTGGTTCACATACAGGCTTAAATTTTGCAGTCCAAATTACGTTACTTCCTGTGTTTAGTTTTTCTACTTTGTTACCGTACAAGTTCCAACCTGTGTAAACTCTGCCAAAAGACTTAACACCAGCAGAAGTTGCTACGTAGTCTTGTGTTGCTGCCGTGCTTAAATTTGTGTATCGTATTGTTTCGCCTACTTCCATTTCAACGTCAAAGCTTCCAGCAAGTGCGTTACCTTGACTTGTAGGTATGTCTGCATCGTAGTTGTAAAAATATGTGCCTTCGTCTAAAAGAACGTCTTGCATAACTCTATTCTGTCCTTCCATATATTCACTATAGCCATTCATAAACTGACCTGTTACGTCTGGCGTAAGTAGTGTATATGTTCCGCTTACTTCTTTGTATTTCTTTACTACATAGTTTACAATGTAATTCGTGCTTATGTCTACGTCAAAATAAATAGCTGCGTCATTGTCCCATTTACCGAATGTGTAATATTCTTTTACGTATGGTGCAATATCGTAGTACGTGTTTATGTTGTTTGACGCTGGTATCTTTTTGCTTAACGTGTATTGTGGTGAAGCTGGTTGACTTCCTGTAGTCCACAAGAACAACTCTATCTTGCTGCCTGTTTGTCCTGTTTCGTCTATTTCTATAATGAAAGGTGAACGTGATAAGTTTATACTCATTTCTTAAAGTTTGATTTTGTTATTTGGTCAAATAAAGTTTCCATTTCAAAGCCGAACATTTCCATAAGTTCGTCTGGTAGTTTATCGTAGTATTTTTCAAAAGGCTTTGTAAAAAAAAGTGTAGGCTTCAAACCTTTAGAATATATGCTTCGTGCTATTAAGTAACCCATAGACTTATAAGACATAAACCTACCTGTCTTTTTGTCTTTCCATTGGAAGCCTTTTTGTTTTACCCATTTAGTCATAATGCCAGACATACCACCTTTTGCTTTACCTATTAAGCTGCTATTCGTACCAAACTTAAAAGGTGATTCGCTTTGTTTGTTTCCTTTGTTGCTTGACTTATCACCACGTACACCTTGGTCTACAAATGCGCCGTAGGATTCCATTTCGAAGCTTATTTGAATACTGTTCTTTGACTCTTTAACATAACCTTTTAAACTACTGTTAAGATTGCCTTTCGTTTTTAAGTTGCTTTTAGCTTCACGAATAACATTGTCTTTAAAGTCGTCTAATAATTCTTGTATGTTGTTAAATTCTGCCATTAACAAATAGTCATTCCGTTTGGTATTAATATATCTGTTGTCATTGTCCAACCAGCTAACTTGTTTTCGAATCTGTCAACAAAAGGTTCACAAGTAGGATTGCCGTCTATTTGGAATTTGTCAGTCCATAAGTCACCACGTAATAAAAGTTCGTAGCACCTTGTCAATACTTGTAGCTGCGTGTTCAGAACATATAGTTCGTTGTCGTTACCGTCAAACTTATTTTCTTCTTCGTCTTTTGCTATGTCTACAATGTCCATTGCAAGAATTGAAATATTATATCTTACTACGTTGCCTTCAAGTGAAGCCGTGTTTACAATGATATGCACCAAAGGAAAAATAGTTTGTTT